TTTCCTTGATAGTTTAAATATTCGTCAGTCGTTTCGTCATATGCTCGTTCACGTATGTTTACTGATCTAGTATATGTTGCATCAGTTAATCTATCTCTATCTAATTCCAGCCCAGTAAGATACACTGCGATACGCGGCGCACTAGGAATTTTGTTTTCTGAATTTTCTCTAATAATATTTGCAACTTGTCTTGATAAATCGCCGTATGTTACAGGCACTTCTTTAGTTTTACCTTTACCATCCTTAACTGGAAAGTTGCTTAAAATACGCATCATTTGTGTTGTGTATCTTCTTATTTGTCCGTCATAAAAATGTAACATTAGTTATCTGCCTCTGGTGTACGTGGGCGCAATGCTTTAGATAAGCTTTGTCTTTCTTCTACAACTTCACCGTCTATGTTATTTGTATTAGTATTATTAATAAATTCTGTTTTATACGTTTGACGTTGTAGTGTATTACTTAGAGTCATTCTAATATCATCTTCTACTTTAACCCATCTTATACCGTCATATTTAAACATTCTATTTGGTAGGAAATCTGTACGTAAAAAATAATCACCTTCTTGATGATCTACAGGAAACTTAATACCAAAACCAAAAGGTGCTCCGTTTGGCGCATTGTCTCCTTGACCTACTAGATATCCTGTATACCCGGATCTATCAGGTCTATCAGTAACTTCGTCTGCATTTGTATTAACATTTGATGCATCGATATCGCCTTGGTCAGCAGTACGCAATGCAACACTTCCGTCCTCGTTTGTTGCTAAAGAATAATAATGACTAATATCAAAGCCGCTTTTAGGAGCATCAGCTTCTGCTTGTGCAACTACTGCATTTGAAATTTGCATTTCTTTTTCGTATGTTGATAATAAATCGCGTAATGTATTATCACTACCTTCTTCTGCAGGTAAATCTAATATTTCTGCAAATTCTTGCGAGTCTACTATTTGCTTTAATTTCAGTCTATATAAATGTGGATACCAAGTTTGTGAAAATCCTTCTGCTGCACGATTAACATCGTCTACCACATAAAATCTTTTCAATGCAAAAGCAGCATCATTAAGAGCGTATTCATCTTTTAAATGCGGTAATTCAATTACATCACCGCTCATAATTTTTCTGCCAAGTGTTTTTACACTACTGTTAATATGTATGGTCATAAACAATGTGTCATTGCTAAGAAACATACCAAACTGGCTTAAATCAAAATCTATATCTTGTACATTATATATTGCTCGCATTGTATAAATGTCAGGATCATATTTCCTGTCACGATTTTCTAAGAACAATAAATCTTGAATATTAGTTTCTGCAACAGCATCATATTCTGGCTGTGTAGCACTTCTGTCGTCATCTGACGGCACTTCAGTACCTAAGTATTTGTGTATGTTAATATCAGTTCCGCCAACAGTAAACATCTCTTGGATTTGTTTATCTAAGAAGTTGTAATCGTTTCCGCGTTCTGGTTTATATAAAGATATTCTCGGCATATATATATTTATCGATAAATACTATACGGAGAACTTGTATGGCAGAACTAGCAACACAAAAACAAGAAGTATATGATTATGTAAACACATTCCTTGGCGGAGGAATGATTGATGTTGAACTTGATCCAATACATTATAAAACTGCATTAGATAAGGCACTTTCTAGGTTTAGACAACGTAGTGATAACAGTGTTGAAGAATCGTATATGTTTTTAACAACGGTAGTAGACCAAAACGAATATATATTACCTAACGAAGTTATGGAAATTCGTAAGTTATTCCGTAGAAGTATAGGTTCTAGATCAGGCGGTGGAGATGGTGGCAGTTTATTTGAACCGTTTAATTTAGCATATACAAACACTTATTTGTTATCTGGTTCTAAAATGGGCGGCCTAGCAACTTACGATATGTTTTCACAGCATCAAGAACTTGTTGGCAGAATGTTCGGCAGTTTTATTGAATTTAAATGGAACCCAACGAGCAAAAAATTAACATTATTACAACGTCCAAGAGCTGAAGAGGAAATATTATTGTATGCATACAATTATCGTCCCGATAACGAGCTATTAAACGACTACTTAGCATCACAATGGATTAAAGACTATACACTAGCAGCTTGCAAATATATGTTAGGGGAAGCACGTTCAAAGTTTGCAACTATTGCAGGCCCACAAGGTGGATCAACTCTTAATGGCGATACATTAAAAGCAGAAGCGCAACAAGAAATGGACAAGTTAGAACAAGAAGTATCACTAGCTGTACCAGGCGGCGTTGGCTATAGTTTTGTAATTGGTTAAAAAACACTTGACAACTTCTTAAAACTAAGCTATACTACACAGTATACTTTAAGGAGAATCCTTTGCTACCCAAACTATTAATTGTAGGACACGGCAGACACGGTAAAGACACTGTTTGCGAATTACTTGAAAATTACAATTATTCTTTTCAATCTAGTAGTAAGTTCTGTTCTGAACTTTTTATCTTTAATGATCTTAAAGATCAATACAATTATAAAGATGAAGAAGCATGTTATGCTGACAGGCATAATCATCGAACAGAATGGTATAATATGATTCATAACTATTGCAAAGATGATTTAGCTAAATTAGGGCGTAACTTATTTGCTAAACACGATATATACTGCGGCCTGCGTAACAAGCGTGAATTCTTTGCTATGCAAAATGAAGAACTATTCGACTATGCAATTTGGGTTGATAGGACAGATCATTTGCCCTCTGAAGATTCTAGTTCAATGAGTATTGAACAGTGGATGTGTGACTACACTATTGATAATAACGGAGACTTAAAAAGACTAGAGCAAAACGTAGATATTTTAATTAAGACTATTTTTAAAAATCAGGACGTAAGTCTCCCTGCTTCCAATGAACGCCGTCTTTTTGCATAATGCGCTGACAGTTAGCACAAATAGTTTTTAGATTATTAGGTCGACAGTTATTTAAATCACCGTCAATATGAAATACATTAAATTGTTCTTCGTGTTTTGATTTGAACCCGCACTTTTCACATTCAGTTTTCTTTTCATAACCACGTTGTTTCCATTTTGGAATACCGTGCCCTAAACCGTGCTTCAAACAAATCTCACATAGCTTTCTATAGTAAGTTCTGTTATTCTTTTTATAATTTATAGCGGCCGGTCTTTCACCGCATTGGCATAAAGGTCTCATATTGTATTTACCTCACCTTTTTTATCCCTTTTTTTAGCTAATTATAGCTATGATTTTGTTCTGGATAGCTAAATACATACAGCGAAACATAATTCCAACAGGAGAACAAAACATGGCACTAGTATCACCAGGAGTAGAAGTCAATGTAATTGACGAGAGCTTCTACACACCAGGGGCAGCAGCTACAGTTCCAATGGTATTTGTCACAACAGCGACAAATAAAACAAAGGCATCTGGCAGCGGCATTGCACAAGGAACATTGGCAGCAAATGCTGGCAAACCATATCTCGTAACAAGTCAAAGAGAATTAGGCGACTTGTTTGGAGATGCATTATTTGAATCGGATGCAAACGGCAACATGGTTCATGGAGGAGAGCTAAATGAATATGGACTTAATACTGCATACTCATTACTTGGCGTATCTAACAGAGCATATGTTGTAAGAGCAGACTTAGATTTATCAGAACTTGCTGCAAGTGCAACTGCACCAGGCGGCGAACCAGCAGACGGTGCTTGGTGGTTTGATACACTAAACACCAAGTTGGGTATTTTAGAATGGAATGGTGAAGCTATTACAACTAGCGGCGGCCAATCATTTACAGCAGTTACAACAAAAGTAATTACTGAAACTACTGACTTAGTTGGAAATGTTGCAACAGGTATTCCAAAAGGATCAGTAGGCGCAATTGGAGACTTTGCTCTTAACGCTGCAGCTGATTCTAACAAACTATATTATAAAGCATCAGGTAACGCAACAGGTGTTACTGCAGGCGAATGGGTGACAGTTGGTAGTAATAAATGGATGGCAAGCCATGCAACAGTCAAAGGTACTTCACGTAATCCAACACTTGTAAACGGTGACGAAATTGTAATTAACACAGTGACAGTGACACTAGCTGGAACTACAATTGCTAATTTAGCAAGCGATATCAATGGTGCAGGTATTACAGGTGTAAGTGCAGCGGCAGTAGACGGCGTATTAGAAATTTACGGTGATTCGACTGCAACTTCAAACGGTAGCGATGCAGACGGAAAGATTGTAGTTGGTGGCGGACAAGGTTCACTTACAGGACTTGCTGACTCAGCAGCTGGCGGCTTAGGAATTGAAAACGGTACGTATAGTGTACCAAGATTAACTATTGCTCCGCATACAAGTGTACCTACTTATAAAACTGGCGACACAACACCAGCACCAACCGGTAGCTTATGGATTAAAACTACAGTACCAAACGGTGGCGCTAACTGGAGAGTCAAGCAATATAGCACAGATACACAACTTTGGAATAATGTTAATGCTCCGTTATATACGAGCAACCAATCTGCGCTAATGGCATTAGATAAAACAGGTGGCGGCGAAAATTTACTTGCAGACGATTTATACATAAGAGTAAATATTGATGAGGAAACACCAACTGTAGCAAACTATAAAATTCATTATAGAGCCGCAGTAGGCGCTACTTCAATTGTATCTGACAAAATTGTTTCACAATTAACAGCTGGCACAAAAGCATTTACAATTGCTGAAACAGTAAAAAATTCTGCGACACTTGCAAGTAAAGCTGTAACTAACGTAGTTATTAACGGCACAACAGCAGATGCAGATACTATCGCAGGCGCTATTAACGCTGCTAACTTTACAAACGTTGTATCGTATGTAAACGCACAAAACAGAGTTGTTATTGAGCACAAGTTAGGCGGAGATTTCCGTATTATAGATACAGACGGTCTTTTAAATGAAATGGGATTTGCTGGTCTGACTGCTAACGAAAGCAATAGAGATCTTGCTACAGCAAACTTATATGTTGCACCAACAGGCGATGCTACGCATAGTTTAGTTGCTTCTAACTGGAAGCCATTAACATACACTGCATCACCAGCAGAGCCATTAGCACTTACATCAGATGGACAGCGTTGGTATAGCTCAACAGTTGACGATGTTGATATTATGATTCACAATGGTACTACATGGGTAGGTTATCAAAACTACAATGCAGACTATGCAGACACAGACCCAAGTGGTCCAATTGTAAGTGCATCTAAGCCAACAAAACAGTCAGATACAACACCGTTAGTAGATGGAGACATATGGGTTAGCACAGCTGACTTAGAAAACTATCCGCTAGTGTATCGTTATAATGGCACATCAACTGACTGGGTATTAGTAGATAAGTCAGACCAAACTACTGAAGCAGGTATGCTATTTGCAGACGCACGTTGGTCTACAAGCGGCGGAAGCGCAGCAGGCCCATATGCAGCAGCAGCAATTGTTGATTTACTTGATAACGATTACTTAGATCCAGATGCTCCAGATCCTGCACTATATCCAAAAGGAATGTTGCTATGGAACACACGCAGAAGCGGATTTAATGTTAAGAAATTTGTATTAAATTCAATTGATGTTGCAGGTTCAAATCAACGTTTTGAAGTAGATGATCCACAAAGTTCAGATCCAGCAGACGTTATTGATCAACCTATGGGTAGTTACTATCCACATAGATGGGTAACTGACTCAGGAAACAATGCAGATGGCTCAGGCACATTTGGACGTCATGCACAGCGCAAGAGTGTCGTACAAGCACTACAGGCTATGGTTAACAGCAATCAAGATATACGTGACGAAGAAAGTCGCCAGTTTAACTTAGTTGCTACGCCAGGATATCCTGAATTGATTGGTGAAATGGTTACACTTAATTATGACAGACGCTTAACTGCTTTTGTTGTAGGTGATACACCATTACGCTTAACACCAGATGCTACATCATTAAATGAGTGGGCTAATAACGTAAGAGGCGCACTAGAAGATAATGATTTAGGTGGTGTATCTAAAGACGAATATTTAGGTATGTACTATCCAGCAGGCTTTTCAAGTGATAACTTTGGAAACAATGTTGTAGTTCCAGCATCACATATGGCACTACGCACACTTGTACTTAATGACCAAGTAGCATTCCCCTGGTTTGCTCCAGCAGGTACAAGACGCGGCGGCGTAACAAATGCTTCAAGTTCAGGTTTTATTAATGCTGAAGGAGAATTTGTAGGTGTTGCTCTTAACACAGGACAGCGTGACACGTTGTACTCAGCACAAATTAACCCAATTACGTTTATTAGCGGAGCAGGGTTAGTTGTATTTGGTCAGAAAACTAGAGCAAGAAATGCTTCTGCACTAGATAGGGTCAATGTAGCACGTTTGGTTGTTTACTTACGTGGACAATTGGAACTACTTGCAAGACCTTATTTGTTTGAACCAAATGATAAAATTACACGTGACCAAATTAAATCTGCAGCTGATCAGTTGTTAATTGAATTGGTTGGACTAAGAGCATTATATGACTTCTTAGTTGTGTGTGACGAATCAAACAATACTCCTGCGAGAGTAGATAGAAACGAGCTGTATTTGGATATTGCAATTGAACCAGTAAAAGCAATTGAATTCATTTACATTCCATTAAGACTTAAGAATACAGGAGAAATTGCAGCTCTGGGATAATATGCGTACTTTATAGAGTGGGAGAAATCCCACTCTTAAATTGCATAAATACAACTGTAACAGGAGAACAAGAATGCCAATTACAACATTAACAAATATTTCGATTCCAACAGAAGATGGTGGCGGAAGCAATAGTTCACTACTCATGCCTAAATTACAATACCGTTTTAGAGTATTGTTTGAAAATTTTGGTACAACAGGTGGTGCTGACGGCATCCGTGAAATTACAAGACAGGTAGTTGATGTAACTCGTCCAAACTTAACGTTTGAACAAATGACTATCGATGCTTATAATTCAAGAAGCTATCTTGCTGGTAAACACACATGGGATCCAATTACAATCACTTTACGTGAAGATGCAAATAACAATGTACAGAAAATCATTGGTCAGCAGCTTCAAAGACAGTTTGACTTCTTTGAACAATCAAGTGCTGTATCAGGCGGTACATATAAGTTTATTACAAAAATTGAAATCTTAGACGGCGGCAACGGCGCCAACGGTTCAAACGTAATTGATAGATTCCAACTAGTAGGTTGTTATCTAGAATCAGCAAATTATAATACACTAGCATATGCTACAAGTGATGCAGTAACTACAACACTTTCTATTCGTTATGACAACGCTATCCAGTATGGCGCAGACGAGCAGTTTACTGGAGTTGGTGAAGTAGTAAGCAGAATTGCAGCAGACGGCGTAGGCGGTACTCAAGTAACTGGCTAATAGCTTAGTAATTGGGTATCTTGTAATTTAAGAAGCAGGGGTCAAATGATTCCTGCTTTTTTATTATATACGCACCTAATAAGTGAGGATAAATATTAGTATGAGCTTTTTCAACAACTATTTAGATAATCAAGCGTTAAACACTCACTTGCGTGACGCACAACATGCACATAATCTTTTTAATGAGTATGGGCATATATTTGCACCTAAAACAAAGTTTCTTTATCATGTTGTTTTTGAAGTTACCGATGATGTAAGTATTGGTTCAAATATGAAACAATTTCAAAAACAAATCGGTGTATTAGTAAAGTCCGCAGATTTGCCTGGTTTTAGAGCAGATATACAAAATAAACAACAGTACAATCGCAAGAAGAATATGCAGACTAGACTAGATTATCAAGATGTTAATCTTGTATTACACGATGATAATTTAGGCGCAACTAGAGCAATGTTAGAAGAGTACTATAGATTTTATTTCCAAGACGGAAATCATTCATTAAGTTCGTCTACATCTACTACTGATGGAAGTTTTGCACCAAGAGACAAGTATTCGCCACGTACACCAAATTATGGATTAAATAACTTTTACGATAAACCATTCTTTTCAACAATAAAAATATATCAACTGAGTTTACAAAATTGGTTCAGTTATACTCTTGTTAATCCTTTACTTAGTTCGTGGAACCATGGAGGAGTTGATAGCTCAGACGGTAGTAGTTTTAATGAAAACTCAATTTCTATTGCTTACGAGTCTGTTATGTATGATAACGGAATAATAGGAGAAAATAGTGAACCTACAAACTTTGCTGATCCCGAAACACTGTACGACAATACATTTAGTCCTTTAACAACTAGTCAAGGCACTGCTAATATAGCTGATCTTATTCTTACTCCTGTTTTACAGAAAATAACTGATATATTACCTTTTAAAAGTCCCCTTGTAAAATCAGTTGTAGCAGGCGTTGCTAGTGATTTTTTAACAAGTACAATTTTCAAAAATACAGCAACTAGACCTAGATCTTCAAGCACTATTCCCGGATATTTTACTCCTGTTAGGGATCAACAAAATAACTTTGTTCCGGATGTTAGACTACCTGCAAGTAGAAGAACAGGAGATCCTGAATCAACATGGAATAGATTAAGTAACAACCCTGAAGCATTTAATAGTTTTCTTGCTAAAGTACTTAACACAGGATTTGTTGAAGACCTAGACTTTCAAGGATACAATCAATTATCACCAGACCAAAAAAATATTATATTATCTGACATACAATCAGCAATATTTGCCGGCGACTTTAAATTATTTAATTTTATGAAAAGCGCCTTAGGAGAATAATATGGCATTAAGTAGTAATCCCCAACAGCCTACACAAGAAGAAACTCAAGTTATTTTTAATAATTATTTTAAAGACCCAATTTCTTATAATGCAAGTGATGTAAGTGCAGTAGTAGGATATTTTCTAAAAAGAGGTTTTGACAAAGTATCAGCAATCAACACAGCAGCAATATTTTTACAGCAAGCACAAATAGATCAAGTTCCTGTATACGTCTTGTTAGATACATTAAAGGGCTTAAAAGAAATTGAACTTACTGATGTTGTATCTCAAATATTAAACTTGTATAGGAAGAAAACATCTACATTAGGTTATAAAACTTCTGCAGAAACTTCACTTTTTGATGAGAGAAATGTTGTTTACTAATGTCAAGATTTGCCCAAGGAAAGTACAATCTTAAAAACCCGGACAAATATGTAGGTACTAAATCACCAACATATAGATCAGGATGGGAATTTACATTTATGAAATTTTGCGATGAGCACCCAAGTGTAAGTCAATGGGCAAGTGAAGCAATACGTATTCCTTATAGAAATCCATTAACGGGTAAACAAACCATATATGTACCTGACTTTTTTATTGCATATAATGATAAAGGAGGGAAACAGCGAGTAGAACTTATAGAAGTTAAACCGTTAAGTCAAGCAAGACGAGATAAATTAGGAAACAGCAAACATAATCAAGCTCATTATGTAGTAAATCAAGCAAAGTGGGAAGCAGCAAGAGCATGGTGTAAACAAAAACGAATATTATTTAGAATCGTTACCGAAGAAGATATATTTCATAATGGTCGCAGACGATAAATAATAGTAGTATATAATGGATTGGAACCATGACTAAAAAATTAGAAGATTTATTAAATTTGCCTGATTCTAAAGAAATAATAGAACAAGCGGAAGAACAAGAAGCAGATCAAAGAATGCACGAAATAGAAGAAAAGAATAAAACTATGCGTGACATTGCTGAATTTGACAAAATTAGTTCTGCATTACCTGCTGTTAAAGGCTTAGGTGAAATGGCAGATAAAGAGCTTAACGATATTGCTGACAAAGCTATGCAAGCGTATGAAGATCTAATGGATCTAGGAATGAATGTAGAAAGTCGATATAGTGGTAGAGTATTTGAAGTAGCTGGCGGTATGCTTAAAACAACACTAGATGCAAAAACAGCAAAGCTTGATAAAAAATTAAAAATGATTGAGCTACAATTAAAAAAAGAAAAGCAGGATAAAGATTCAGGTACCGGTGACAGCGACATAGTTAACGGGGAAGGCTATGTAGTCACTGATAGGAATAGCCTATTAGAAAGATTAAAAGGCTTGGATAAAGATAAATAATATATAACAATAGGATCAGTGCGCAATGAGATCATTTAAAGAAATACTTACAGAGTCAAAAAAGACTTATGAATTTAAAATAGGAGTTGCTGGAGATTGTCCAGACGACTGTGTAGATAAATTAGAAACAGCTCTAAAGAAATTTAGTGTAGTTAATATGACAGCAGGCAAAAAAACTCCAATCCAGGAACGTCCATTAGATTTCCCTCAATTACAAAATATGGAAGTTACGTATTTTGAAGCTGAAGTAGAATATCCAACTACAAGCCAAGTGTTACAAGAATATTTAGGTAGATGTTGCGGTGTTGACCAAAGTTATATAATTGTTAGAAATACAAATGATCCTAGAGAAGAATATCAGGAAACAAAAGACGATACACCTTACGAATCAGTATTAAATACCGAAGACATGGGCGGTGAAAGCGCACAAGCTGATGTTGCCGGTGAGCGTGTAATGAGCTTGCTTAAAGAATTAGAAACAGCACGTAAAGAAAGAGATCATGAACCATCTGCAGGCGCTCCAAAAGGCGAATCAACGGATATTGAGATGGAAGAAAATACTAAAGCAGTTGTAGGAGGCTAACAACATGGATATGAAAAAACTTATAAAACAGATGACAGATATAGAAACATCTGAAACATCTAAAAGAACTGAATTAAACGAAGCCGCTACAATTTCTATTAGTGCAGAAACAGGCGCCGAAATTAGTGATATGATTGCAGCAATGCAAGGAAATGCAGGCATGCAAGACAAACCAGCTGCTCCGGCACCAAGTTTAGGAATGCGTGGAGACATGGAAAAGTTTCGCACAGCAATGGGAGACGACCCGGATATTCCAGGTAAAGATGACGTAGAAGGCGATGAAGATTTAAAAGCTGGCTTAATGGGAGCATTAGCAGGCGGAGCACTTGGAGCAGCAGTTCCGGGCGCAAGCGCTGCACTCGGCGGCATTGGCGGGCTAGGCGGCGGAGCACTTGGTGGCGCAATAGGTGGCCCGGGTGGCGCAGCATTAGGTTCTAAGATTGGCAGTGCTATTGGCAAAGCAGCACCTAGTGCAATTGGTGCTAAACTAGGTGATAAACTTACCGGTGAAGAAGTTAGTGATTGCAATTGCGATAATGATCCGTGCGACTGTGCTGAAAAAGAAGGTTACGATAACGAACCTGATGCACAATACGGTGACATGAGCGATGCTATTCCAGATGGCAACGACTTAAACCGAAAAAAGAAAGCATATGCTGCTACACAACTAGGTGACAATCCAATGGCTGTTGAAACTGTAAAACAAAGACTTATGGCAGCACTTAGTGAAAAGAAAGCAAAGCCAGACTTTCCAGACTTAGATGGCGACGGCGATAAAAAAGAACCAATGAAAAAAGCTATTGCTGATAAAAAATCTAAAAAAGGTACAGATGAAAGCGGTCAAGTAAAAGATTGTCCAAAATGCGGTGCACCAGGTAAAAAGAAATTAATGGCGTGTTCAAGCTGCGGTTGTAGCTAAAGTATCCCCCAAATAAATCAATAGGCTCTTCGGAGCCTATTTTTTTCTATAAATAGTTTTATGTCAAAGAGTTTAGATGGCGTATTAACTAAAAAAGCTAATACCAAAGAAACATTTACAGAAGAACAAATTGCTGACTTACTAGCATGTACAGATCCTGATGAAGGATACTTATACTTTGCTAAGAAGTTTGCTTTTATACAGCATCCTGTACAAGGTAAGTTGTTGTTTGACCCCTATGAGTATCAATTACGTTTGATGCACAGTTATCACAGCTATCGTTTTAACATAAACATGATGCCTAGGCAAACGGGCAAGACAACTTGTGCTGCAATATATCTAGCATGGTATGCTATGTTTAATCCAGATCAAACTATTCTTATTGCCGCACACAAGTATACAGGGGCGCAAGAGATTATGGCCCGCATACGCTATGTTTATGAAACGTGTGAAGATCATATTAGGGCAGGCGTTACAAGTTACAACAAAGGTAGTATAGAGTTTGAAAATGGTAGTAGGATTGTATCACAAACAACTACTGGAAATACTGGACGTGGTATGAGTATTTCATTACTATACTGTGACGAGTTTGCATTTGTGCAGCCTAACATCGCAGAAGAATTTTGGACTTCAATATCTCCTACACTAGCAACAGGTGGTCGTGCTATTATTACTAGTACACCTAATTCAGACGAAGATACATTTGCTACTATATGGAAACAAGCAGAGCAAAAGTTTGATGCACATGGTAATGAGCAAGAACTTGGCACAAATGGATTTCATAGTTTTGTAGCAGAATGGCAAGAACACCCGGACAGAGACGAAGCGTGGAAAGAAGCTGAAATTGGTCGTATTGGTGAAGAGAAATTTAGACGCGAATACGGATGTGAATTCCTAGTATTTGACGAAACGCTTGTTAATAGTATAAAACTTAGTGCAATGGAAGGCACTTCTCCCATACTAAACATGGGGCAAACACGTTGGTATAAAAAGCCTACAAGTCAATACACTTATTGCATTGCACTTGATCCATCGATGGGTACCGGAGGTGACTATGCAGCTATACAAGTCTTTGAATTACCAACATATGAACAAGTAGCAGAATGGCAGCATAATCAAACTGCTATACCAGGACAAATACGTGTGCTTGCAGACATATGTAAATATATTGACGACCAAACAAAAAATCCACAAGGTATATATTGGAGTGTAGAGAATAACGGTTTAGGCGAAGCTGCACTAATTGTCATAAATGACTTTGGTGAAGAGAATATACCAGGATTATTTGTAAGCGAGCCAATACGTAAAGGACATGTACGTAAGTTTAGAAAAGGCTTTAATACTACACATAGTACAAAAGTTACAGCATGTAGTAGATTAAAAACAATGGTAGAAAATGATAAAATGATTATACGTAGTAAACCTTTAATATCTGAACTTAAAGGATTTGTTGCAACTGGTTCGAGCTATCAAGCAAAGAGCGGAATGACTGACGATCTTGTTAGTGCTACATTATTATCATTGAGGATGATGACGGTATTAAAAGATTGGGATCCGAGAGTGTATAGTACATTCACACAAGCCGAAGATTTAGAAGACTATGAAGCACCTATGCCAATCTTTATAAGTACCAACTATTAGATAAATACAATATGCAGAAACTAGATAACATAAGCCAAGATTTGTTTAAGAAACTGAGAAGCAGATTTCCTAATATGACTATAGGAGATCAAGCAGGGACAGTAACTAATAATCCTGGAGAAGCAAGATTTTTTGATTTTGCGTATACAAATGACGGAACACCTATTGGAAAAGTAAGTGTAAGCATAGACGAAAACGAAGGTTTAGTTGTGCTTTATTCAAATGACATAGTTGAATATCAAGATGATATTACTAAAAAGAATTGGTTTAATTTTCTCAAAGAATTAAGAATTTTTAGTAAAAAAAGAATGTTAGACTTTAGTGTAAGAGATATTAACAAATCAAATTTAACAAAAAAAGATTATAATTTTTTAGCAAAAAATCGTACTGGGGACGGTAAAATGAACGAAACAAAACTCTATGGAACTAGCCGCATTAGTTATCAAAATGTAGGCGAAGCACGTATAATGATTAAACACACAGAAAGTGTTGATCAAGAAAGTACAATTGGACGTACAAGAAATATTGGTAAGATTTATATTGAATCACCAGACGGAGAAAGATTCCGTTATCCATTTAAACACCTAAGTGGTGCTAGAGCAATGGCAAGACACGTTGCTGAAGGTGGAAACACATATGATGACTTTGGCAAACATATTGTAGGTTTATCAGAAGAGATGGCAAAACTGCGTAAGTTTAAAAACTATATGGGTCGTTCAGCTGTAATGGCAGAAAGTTTATCAGGATATTTAGATATTGTAAAAGAGCGCATTTCTACAGTTAAAAAAACAATAGAGTCATTACAAAAGCCAGGTTATTATAAGCAAACATTTGAAGCATTTGAAACTCCAGTATTAGAAGATGTACCAAATGACGTTGCTGAAAATTGGATCGACGAACTTACTATTAGACAGTTTAACGAAGAATTGCAAGATATCTTTCCGTACATTTACAACTTAGTAAAAGAAGGAACAAAGGCTGTAGAACTAGGGCCAGAAGAATTGGTTGACGAAGCAAGCAAAGGCATTGAAGCAATGAAAAAAGCAGGCAATGCAAAAGCAGATGCAGAGGCAAAGGAACGGGCGAAAAAAGACAAGTCGGTAGA